AATTTACATCAAAATCTATTACATACTCATTTGTATCTAAATCTTTTACAGCATAATATGAAGCAGTAGGAAGTAAGAAATTTTGGGTATATAAACTCCCAGTTTGATATGTTCTTTCTGGGTATTTAGGTCTTACATTTAATCTAAATCTATTGATTGAATCCTCATAAAATACTCCTGGGTTTTCATCTAATGAAATAAATATATCTTCTGTTTGGATCTCACTTAGAGAAGAACTATAAATTGTATCATCCCACCTAAATTCAAGTTGTGGGGGGTAAATAGTGTGGGTATCTGTTGAATAAAACTTCATATCAGGAGTATAGGTGTGAGAATTGTTAAATTCAATAGAATCTTCCCATTTAACTATAAACCCATAATTATTTAAATCAAATTCTTCAAAATAAGAACTACTTACATATCCGGGTAAAACATATCTATTTAAACCTTTAGATGTTAGATACCATTGTTTTACTATTTCAGTTACATTAGCATTTAAATCTTTCTCTGTTCTTACATTAAAAGATTGAGTGACAGGTAAAATTAAACTAGTATCTGTAAATGAACCCCACCATATTCCCCCTCCTGGGGTTGAAGTGGTAAAAGAAGCAGTAACATATTTTCCAAAGGAAGAAGTGGACCATTTACTATCATTATCTTTATAAGCCCAACTTACCCCGTCTGTTGTTTGAGGTGAGTTTAAATAATATCCTGTTCCATTTGTCCAAGAAGAAGCTAAGGGAAATATTTCAATTTTTGATTCTTGGTTTATACTTTCTGCTGTCGCAACAAAATTTCTTAAATTTATTTGATAATTATTTTCTCCTATTAACTCATCAAAAATATAATCTATTTCATTTTGATCATATTGGGATACATACCTTGATACTGAATGGTTGTTTGAAAGGGAAGTTTCAATGTTTCTAATTTCAGTCATTTCATCTAACCCAGTATTCATTAAAGGATACTCTGAGTATAATGTGGCGTCTTTTGTAGGAAATATTTTGTATATTGCCATTGTTTACTTAATTAGAATTTAACTACTCTTCCGGTAATATCTTGATTAGGATATTTTACTTCAAATACCATAGGGTCAATTGAAGGGTATATTACATTATCTAATGTTGCTCCTTCTATACTATAAGCATATTGTGAATATCCTAATGTTGTACCAGTTTTATTGGTTATTGTTACTTTTTTAACTGTTTGAACTCCATCTATTTCATCTAATAATACATTTATATTTCGTAAAATAATGGGTTCATTTATTTGCCATTCATCTATATTAAAATAATTGATTAAGGCAACTAAACATTTTCTTAATACTTCATTATTATTGTAATTAGGTAAAGTAATTATTTCAAAATCTACACCAATATTAATAACAAAAGCATCTTTAATTGTTAAAGAATCACCTATCATTTTATATTCATTAAGATAGGTTTTTAAATTTTCTTTTAAAGCATTTGATGGGGGTCTAAGTTTTTTGCTTAAATCATAAGATAACACATAAATGTCTAATGTACTATTAGAATTATCTTCAATACCTGGTTTTTGTACGTGTGCTTTTGCAATTGCCCCATATCTTGAAGGTAAAGATAAAGTACGTACTAGATAGTCATCTGCAGTTACATTTCGTAGCTGGGTTGATATATTTGAAATGGTGTTTTGTCTTAATTCTTCTATTGAATCTCCATCTTGACCTCCAGTTGCGGCTTCGGGGTTTTGGATTTCTACAGAATCAAAAATATATTGAGCTGTTGTAGCATCTAAATTATTATTTTGAAATTGTATATTAGATAAAGGAGTAATTTGTGTTAAACTATTAGCATCGATGTTTGAATTAACTCCTCCTCCTGTTAAATATCTTATAGTTAATGTAGTATTACTAGGAGCAATACCATAAGTATTTGTAAAAATAAAGTTAGTTGGAGAATAAGCTGTTTTTAGTTTATTTATTTCAAATGGTAATCCTAGACCTACATTAGTAGGGTTTGGGACTATTGTTTCATCCGTATCATTTACATTACCATTTCCAAATTGGAGTTGTAATGTTGTATCATCTAAAAACCTTGTAGCAAATCTACGTTGTACTTTTTTTAGTTGTAAAATATAGGGTGTATCGCTACTATCAGAAGCATTATTAGGATCGTTTATGTTAGTGTTTTTAATATTATCATAAACTGATTCTTCTCCTAAATAATCTACTTCATACCAAGTATTACCGTCAGAATCTGTTATATCTAAAATATAAGCTATATTTTCTCCTGTTATTTCAATAGTAGGAAATTCTTCATAATCACTAAAACTAAATGTTGTAGTTTGGATTTCCCCTGAAATTGCTTTTCTAGTTTTCTTTAAAAGGTAATATGTTGGAACATTATTTGAAATTTGAGCTACACTTACATTAGTTGGGTCTAATGAAGAGGATACTTTAAAATCAACTAAATCTTCTACAATAAATTTAAAAGGGGTTCTAGCAATTGAAGATAATTGGGTATTTTCTAATACTTGAACGGCATAATCATAATCGGGAACTGTTTGGGTCCCATTAAATTTAGCAGGCAATAGTTGGAAAAAATCTACATCTACAGTTGATAAACCTGTTGTTTTAGGTTTATACCCAAACATATATGCTAAATCAAATAAATTATTAGTTTGACGTGCATATTGTAAAAATGTTTCTTGGATTTGATTATCTAAATAAAAAGATAAAACATCACCTACATAGGAAGCTTGTTCCATAAACATCATACCTGGGGAAGCAGATGAAAAATCAGTGTAGGTATTCGGAAAATATGTTTTAGAGAAATTTATTAATTGATCTCTAAAGTCACCAAAATCCTTCCCTAAATAATTTATATTTCTTTTAACTTGAGCCATTATGAAAAGGTTACTTCAATTTTATCCTCTATATTAGTACTTGGTAAAGCATAAGATAAAGATATGTTTACTTGATTTTGATCAGGATTACCCGTAATATCTAAAGATACTATGTTTATATCTGGGATATAGTCTTGTATCTGTAATTGGATATTTTCTTGTAAACCTGATAGGTTTTCATTTGAGATTTGTTCAAAAATAAAATCTCTTAATCCTAACCCAAACCCAGGATTTGCTATACGTTCTCCTCTATTAGTTAAAAATATATTTAATAAATTAGCTTTTATAGCATCCTTTGTTTGATAATTAGATCTAAACACACCAGGAGCATTAAATGGTATATCCACACCAATTGCTACTCTTGGTTTTAAATCATTAGGAAATATTTGTCTAGACCCAAATGCCATAATTAATTAGTCATTAAACCCATTATTTGATTCATTGATACTTCTCCTTGTGGTAAACTACCATTAGGACTAGTAGTATCAGTATTTGTTACTTGTAAAGGCATACTATTAGTATTAGCACTTATGGTACCATTTGCTCCAGGCATCATCCCGCCTAATACATTTTGTATATTTTCTCTCATAGCCATTCTATTATCTTCAGATATAGGTTTTGCTACATCCGTTGTAGGAGTACCCATTCTATTTTCATAGATGGTTTGTTTAGGGGAGCGTACAGCTTCCAAAAGAATATCTTTCATTTCTTCTTGGATTGCCTCTTTTACTGCTTCTTTAACTATTGTTTTTAATTGACTTAATTTCATACATGTATGATTTATTATAAATATTGGTTTAATCAGCTTTTAAATTATTTACTTGTATATAAAAAGATAATTCGTTTAATAAAATTTGATCTGAGGAACTAAATGAGGGGTCTCCTTTTAATAAAGTAACTCCATCTCTATTTTTAGCTATAGCTTGTCTACGTTGTAAACTTCCTACACTAGCATTAGGTACTGTAATTACATCTAAAATAAAACCATTTATTTCGGTGATTGACGATTCTCCATCATCCTCAGCTTCTTGAGTAGCAGCTAATAAATCAGCAGAAAGTTGGACTCCACCCGTTCTATCACCTATGCCTATGCCATCCCTAGTATCACCTCTCCCAGCACATTGGGCTATTACACTATCTAATCCACCTAAAAGTTGAATACATAAAGCTAATATAGATTGTAGCATAGCTAAAGCAGCTAAGACTGGTAGAGAAAAACCTGAGAATTTAGCTAATAAACGATCAAATTTTTTAATTGCTTCTTGTATTCTATTAATGGTAGAAGCAGGTATAGAAAATATAACACCCCCTGCAGGTCCTGGTGGGATACCAATAGTTGTTGGGATTGGAATATTAACTAATACTCTAGCTAAAATTCTAAAAATAGAAATTATTCTTACAGTAGCATTAACTGCTTTTGTAGCCGAATCTATTGTTTTATATATATTATTTAATTGTCTTACAATTTTATTTTTTTTATTAACAGATTCATTAATTTTATTTTGAGGTGGACAATCAACCTCACTACGGTCCCCATTTAAAAAATCTCTTAATCTAGAAATACCATAAGTAGCTAGTAAAGCTAATATTATGGGAATTAAACTATCTTTAATCCTTTTATATTGAGCTATAATAATATTTTTTAAAGCTTGTCCTGGGTCTTTAGGGATTAAATTTTTAACTCTTTGGACATTTTCTTGTATATTTGCTTGAAGTTGGGATTTTTCTTCTTCTAACCTAGATTTTTTTATTTTTAATCCCACATTATTTAATGTAGTTAAAACTGTACCATCAGCAGCAATAATAGGTTGTCTTTCAAGTGCATATCCTTTCTTTTGATATCTTAAATTATAATCTATATGATAGGATTGACCCGTTTCTTCGTCTATTTGTAGTTGGATTTCAAATTTAAATTTACCTTGATTATCAGTACGAGTTGATCTTAAACCTAAAGATGCTTCTCCTAACCCCACAGATATTTTAGTTTTTTCTAAAAATTCACCAGTTTCAATATCATAAGCCCTCCCAGCTACTGTAAATTTTTTAAATACAGGGGCTACAGATTGATTAATATTTGGATTAACTATAGCCATTATATTGTTTTACTTACTTGTGATAGTAAAGATGGAAGTTCATTTTTAATATCTTTTAAATTATCTCTAACAATAGGAGCTATTACTGAGATTGTAGGGTGGGGCCCTATTTCCATTTGGCCTGTTATTCCTATTTTTGCAAAAGTTGCTTGATCTAAAGTATCACATAGTGATATAAGATTTGAAAGTAAAACATCAAAACGTGCCATAAAAGCATCCCCTTTTACTAAAGATTGATTAGCAGAACTGTTTCCTAATCTTACAAAATTACCCACTAAAGAAACATCTTTAATTGCTGTTAAACCTATATTCATTTGAGAAGATAAAGATATATCTTTTTGACTACTCATTAATACACTGTCAGTAGAGGCATTAAACACTAATCTCCCACTGCTTAAGAGGATTTGGTTTGATGTATACAATCTTGGTCTTAGTGGGGGGGTCCTAAAAGCAGAATAATTTTCTGAAGATGTAACTATAGGTATTTTTTGGTTTGAAGTAAGATAAATAGAAGATTTATCATTATTTATATTTTCTGTTGTGGGTAACCATCCTTCTTCGTCTGTATTATCTGGTTGGCCATTTTTTATTATAGTAATAGGATTACCATTTTCTCCTACATCACTCCAATTATTTTTATATGTTGAAGTGGTTTTTGAAGTATTACCTAATCTAATAGAATTTCCAAATCTTCCCTCTACAATTACATCACCTGCAAATGGTAAAATTGATTTTATATTGGTTTGTTCTACAAATGTACCTCCACTTTCTCCGTTTAAACTAATATCTGTATCCCCATCAGTTACTCGTCTTACTAAACCCCCTTCTATTTGTTGATAATCATGGTTTTCTGAAGGTTTTTGATCACCTTGATTTGGATTTGGGTAAGCATTATGATGAGGATGATTCCAAAGAGCAACAGTATTTACATAATATAAACGTTCAGCATTATCATTTTCACCTATTCTAGTACTAGGTAGGTCTATAATGTATACTATTTCATTTTCTAAAGGATATTGTTTTTGGTTTGAGAGTAAAGGATAAGCAATTTTAAAACTTTGTTTTTGTCTATTAACGGCTGTTTCAATATATTCAAACTTTACAGCCCCTAAAGAATTCCATCCTTGCAAATTTTGAAACAGTTCTGAGGTTTCATCTAGTACTATATCTAAAACTCTAGCGGGTTTTAAACTTTTTGTATAAGAGCGTATTAGGTTTAAAACCTGTTCTTCGGTTAAACCTTGATTAGCAGCAATGTTTACTGCACTATCCCATCCATATTGATTATCATATGGCATTACTCTTTATCTTCTTTGGGGGGTGTTAGTTTTTCTAATTCTTCTAATAATTGTTCTTTTTCTTCATCTGTAAGCATTACACTATCATCTGAAGTTGATGAATTTAAAGCACGTTGAGCTATAGTAGCCATTTTTACTAATACCTCATCATTTTTTACCCCAATTTCTAAATAATCTTTTATTAAAGGGACAATTAAAGTGGCATCCCCTATATCTGCAATTAAGGGTTTTAATTCTGCAATTAAACCTGAGATTTGGGTTTCTTTTTTCTTCTGATTATCGTATATTTCTTTTAAAATATCAGAAAACTTTTTCTTTCCAAATATATTTGAATCTAAAGTACTCATAATATAATTTTGATTATAAATATAAAGATTTAGAATTTTACATATCCGGTTTCTAAATAATGTATATAGTTAGATTTAAATATTTTATGTAATTGATCAGCTATCTTAGTAATTTTTGGTGTTTTTACATCTATCATTTCACGAATATAAATGTAAAGGGCTTTTTTATTAAATATATCTAGACTTTCTCTTTTTCTAAATAATTCAAGTATGGCATCGGCCACAGCTGCATCGTTACCTTTGGGAAACAACTCAAATAAATTTTCAGATACATGATCCACAAATACATCCATGTATTTATCTAAATCACTTTTAACGTTTTCTTCACCCATACTATAGGTGTGAGTTGAATTGTCACCATTTAAAACATCAACCTCAACTTTTTTGATTTTTTTATTATAGTTTTTGGTATTATATAAGATTAACCAACGTTTAACTATAGTTCCAAAATACGAATATGCCTTTGCTCCTCTAGTTGGGTCAAATAAATGCATTTTAGATAATAAAAATGTAATTATTTCATGTTGCAAATGTTCTAAATTTGTAACTTCTGTATGGTAAAATTTAAATGTGTGGATTATATTTTGAGTAAGTTTAAAGAAAGGGTAATGTATTTCTTCTTGATATATCTTACTTCTAACTTCAGAATCAGGTTCATTGTTATATCTAACAATAGCTAATTCTGTATCATGGGTAAAGTAGTTTTTACTCTTTTTTCTTCGTTTTCTTGGGGCCATTATTATTGGTCGATTTTAAACCGTGAAAGATCATTTTGTATTATTTTTACTTCGTTAAAAAACCAACCTATTTCATCATCACCTTGAAATGTTCCTTTTTCGTCTATTTCTTCTAAACGTTTTTGGGATTTGTCTATCTGTGAAGATATGTTTTTGATAAAATTATTTTGTGAAACAATGATATCCTCTGCTTTCTCATTCTTTCTTAAAAGGTTAAAAGTCGTATATCCTAAGATAACGACTAACACCCCCAATATTCCTATTATAATTTCTAGTATCATAAACTATCTAACATATTCTTTAATCCTGGGCTTGCTATAGTATTAAGTGCCTTTGATTTTGAACTAGTTTTCTTGTTCAATGTATAATTTTTCTTTTGGGGCTCCACGCTATCTTCCCCTTTTAGTTTAGGTAACCATTCTCTTTCAAATTCTATACGAGCAGACATTAAATCTGCCTGATGTAAAATAAATGGAAGGCAGGTGCGTGGTTTTTGTTCTGGCATAAAGGCAAATAGGTATTTTTTATTTGCTTCATCATACAAACCATCATGTGTCTGGATGGCTAACATTTCATTAAATGTGTACTGCACACCATGAGACTGAAGTAGAAATAAACCACGATCAGGAACAGAGGCGAAAGGCACCTTCTTATTAAACATATAATCCTCTCCCAATTTATCCTTTCTCCATTGGTCAGTCTGGGGGATGTAAGATTCATTGTCTTCATCCCCCATCTTACCAAGGTCATGATTAATAGCAGAGAAAACTAGTTCCTCCAAGGTAAAGGTAGACATATCTGCCCCTTCTTCTTTCCATAGTTCATATTGTTTTAAGGCACAACGAACTACTCTGTTTACGTGTTCTACATACCCACCTGGGAATGCATTATGGTACTCTTTTTTATGAGCAGCAGGCATTAAGATAATACGCTCTTCATATTTTTTATAAAAATCAAGTAATTTATATTTACGATCTCCCTCAATATGGGTTCTAATATTAGAATTAAATTCTTCCCAATTCGCTTGGATTTGTTCTGCTGTTAAATTCATAACCTTTATTTATACTTTATTTAATTCACTTGATGACATGGGCTCTGCTTCAACCATATCTTTTAAATCTCCAACTAACCCCTGAGCTTTAATAATATTGGCTCTATAGGATTCAATTGGTGATTGTCTATTAACGATTTGTTGTAATGTAATTAATGTAGTTTCTAGTTGATCTAATTTACGATCGATTAAATTTCTATTTCTCATGACTTATTTATATTTAAAACAGGATGTCCCTTAAACCCCTATTATTACCTTTATTTCCAATCCTTTTTATTCCTTATTTCCCAAAATCTGTAATACCAAGGTACATGGATAGTTTTGTATATCCTAATTATTTTTAAAGCCTTTTAACTATTTGTTGGATGTTCAATAAATGTGCACATCTTTCGTATTGTTCACATGCTTCAAAATACATAATGGAACTTTGTAGAGCTTTATTAAATATCTTTGGGTTGAAATTTAAAATAGCATCAATGTGTTCTGGATTTTCAATGTCTATATTTTTTATATAATGCCAAGACCTATTAAATATAGTAAAATCAGCTGCCTCCCTTGTAGATTCAGAATTATATGAAGGTTCTTCTTTTTTTAAAAACTTTTGTAATTTTTGATGAAATACAAAATGGTTTAGGATTAATTTAGTAAACATCCCAATCTTAGCAAGTGGAGATTTTATAAAATCATCTAAAGATTTTCTAGTAGCTATAACTTCCTCTTGTGAGGTGTTATCCTCAAATAAGTTAAATATACTATCTTTATCTATTCCATCTTTTCTCATCAGTTATACATATGTACCTCGGGCCGGAATCGAACCGGCACGACCTTTCAGGTCACAGGATTTTAAGTCCGGCGTGTCTACCAATTCCACCACCGAGGCATTTTGATTATCCTAATTCTTTAAGTTCTTTTTCAATATCCCTTTGGATTTTTAAAAGGGTTTGATATTCTTTAATAACATCTTTTTTATTTGGATTTTCTGGATGATAATTCCATAATTCTTCCATTACAGTTGATGTTGCCAATAAATCATTGATTAATTCTGCTTTTTGTAGATCTAATTTTTCTTGGTCTGTCATATTATTTAAATTTACTTCCTATTAAGTTAATTGTTTCTTTTGCCTCTTCCAAGCTAATTTGGAAAAATTCTTTACTGCTATTAACACGTTGTGCCTTTAATTTATGGTGTACTTCTCTTTCTACCATTTCACCATTAAAACATTGGTATGCCCATTCTACTTTATAGGGTAGGGCAACACCTGTTGCTGATGATATTTGTTTAGCTCGTTCTTCAGGTAATTTTTTAGTATAACCTATTTTTAATAACCCTGGTTGTGTTGGGTTAGATAAAACATATACCCATTGATCCCCATCACCTTTATCCGCATATAACCCATATTTTTTATCGGTATAATACGTTACATTTTCCCATCCATCCCCTTTTTCGCTGGGTGTTAGGGTAAAATATCTAGCATGTTCTAAATCCGTATTCCCATAGTTTTCTTTTAATGGGATAAATTGTTTAGCTTCTTTAACTGTAATTTTATCTAGACTCATTCGAATATAATTTTAAATTCTTTTTCTTTAATTTCTCTAATCCCAACATCACTATTAAATTTTGTTTGAACCATTACAATAGCAGTATCACCCACCATCTCATTATCAAAAAATATTTGTTGTTGGGGTTCATAAGTATACTTACTATAAGTTCCTAATAAGGTTTCAGAATATGGACAATCTAAACATTGATTTTTCTGAATCTGATACCCAGCTATATTTAATGGTGGGTGGTTTTGTGCCATATCTTCAATAGTATACGTTAAATCACCAACTGGGATTGGTGTTTGGTAGTCACCACTAGTGAAATAACTTAATACGCTGTATAGTGGAACAGTAAATTGAAAATTGGAAATCCAAACCCAATAATTGGAATCAAAGGTGGTTTCTATTAAAGGAACACCATTAATTACGTAATGAGGATCTAATTCTTCCAACTTGCCTTTAATTGTAAAATAATTATAACCCTGATGTTCTATATGCCAATACCCATTATTATCCTGATATACACCAGGTGATACTAAAGGGTCAATTTCAAATAATGATTCACAATCACCACTTAAACAAGGATAAGGTGAAACAATCTCCTCCGGACTACATGCCCAGAAGAAACTTATTAAACTAATTAAAATAAACTTTCTCATTATAATTCTAATTTTTTAATAGCATCTTCCATATGACCATTCATATAATGTTGAATTGCTAAATGTGAATCTTTATCAGAAATATCAGGAATACCTATTCCGTTATAATCTGCAATTATTTTTTTATGTTTTGATTCAAAGTAAATTCTTGAATCATGTATTAAGGGTATTCCATTCTCCCACATTGCTCTACCTAACACCCAATCATCTGCTTGAAATTCTGAGGGTTGTAAAACTCTCATTTTATCAAGTGCAATACGCATTGCTCTTCGAGATACCATATAACCACATCCTGCTCCAAAATGTCTATGTCTACAAATATATAAACGGTTATGATGGTGTGGATTCCACCCACACCAAGGTAAACAACAACCCAAATAATCTAAATCAGGAGACATTTGAAAGTTTTCTTCTAACATTTTCAAAAAGTTGTCTCCTCTTACAAATGAGTCAGAATCTATTCTAAAGTAATACTCATATTTAGTTTCTTCAAGAACCCATTTAGATGGTAACTTTATACTTTTATCAAATAATCCATCTTTACTATCGAAAGTATTAAACTGGATTGTATTCTTATCAATAAATGTATAATAATTCTCAAAATCCTCAGGAGTCATTATACCAACCTCATCTAATTTAGGATTTCCAACTGCTGTTATTACCCTAAACCCCATTTCCCTTAATAAAGGTACCCAAGTCCTTTCACATTCTTTATGGTTATCGGGCTGTGCATGACAACCCGTAACCATTATTACTATTTTTTTAGTTATATCCATTATGCTACAAACTCTAATGCTTTACTAAACATTTTCTTATTCAAGTCCTGATCTTGCTTGAAATTTTTGATAATTCGAGCTTGACGTGGTTTTCCTTTAACTGTAAGGTATTCAAAATTACCTTCCATAATGTTCTCTTGAACACGATTAAATACTTCCCATAATCCATTCCCCATATCTTCTGAACGTTGAGGATCTAAAACTTCCTGAATTGCATCCTTAGCATAGGTATTATTTGTACCTTCAACTCTCATATCAAGAAACGATTTAGCTAAATTAAACATTTGTTCTTCATTAAGCTCTGTTTCTTTCATTTTATTCATTGATTCAACAGTTAAATCAAGATTACCAATAATTTCTTTAATTGTATCCTGAAGTGTTTCAAAATCATAACCCATATGTTTAACTTTAAAATCTTCAAACTTAGTATCAGCAACAACTAATCCATTTTCACAAATCATTCTAAATAAACCTGCAGTAAAGGTAAATGAATTTTTACCATCATGAGAATTGGTAAGTAATACTTGTGGGTAAACAGTATCACCATCTTCACCATTAATAACAACATCAGGATTTCTAAATACAACTAAATGCTTTTGGAAACCAACATTTTCACGGGCTTTAACCTCTTTAGCATCAACAACTTTCCAACCTAGTAACTCCATATCTTGAATAACTC